CTTTTATATGCATAAAAACATACTTCTTTAGGCGGCTCCTTATAGGTAGGTTTTTCATTTTCAATTAAAAATTTAATACTTCGAGAACAATTATTACATACTAATATTCCTTCATGATCAATTGGTATTAATTCGCCCTTCTTACAACTTTGACATATATCAGTAGGATGAATATAGTTATTTATATCAAGATAATTAGAATCTATATTAGTAAAATAATTTTTTAAAGATTGATCAGTTTTACCTATATCAAGATCTTCATCTGTATTTTTAATATTAAAAAAATTATCTAGTCTTTTTGTATTTGATATACCAACAGATATATTTTTTTTATTTTCAAAATAATTAAAAATATGTTCTGAATTATTTAATAAATATTGTTTTTTACTAATTTTTAAAGTTCTAATTTTTTGATCAATATTTTTAATAGTATCTTTTAAATCTAATTTCTCTTCTAATATTTGAGTAGAGTTATATTTATTTAGTAAATCTTCTCTTTGTTTAAATAAATTTGGGATTGTTTCTTTTTCATTTATATTAAAATCACATAAAAATTCTTCATGTTTAAAATCTAATGATTCCAAATTTGGATCACTTGATAGTTTTTTCAAATTTTTTGATTTAAAAGTTGGCATATAAATTATTATTATTTTTTATTTAATTTATAATATTTATAATTTAAATTAAAAGATTTAGGCCAATGAGATAGAAATCATAATAATTAATACAACTATATAATAAAATGAACATAGATATAAAAATTCCAGAGAAGTTTGATATAGACAACTTCACCCTTCAAAAAATGATCTTTTTATATAATACTTTGGAATCTGGATGGACTATTAAGAAAAACAACCAACAATATATTTTTTCTAAAAAACATGAACAAAAACATGAGGTATATCTAGAGAGTTATCTTAAAGATTTTCTTAATAAACATATTACTATACCAAATAATTTAAAATAATAAATTTAATTTGTTATTTTTTTTTTCTTTAGCAATATTATAAATATGGGAGGCGGATTAATGCAGCTCGTTGCTTATGGCGCACAAGATGTCTATCTTACTGGTAACCCCCAGATTACCTTCTGGAAGCTTACATACCGTCGCTACACTAATTTTGCTATGGAGTCAATTGAGCAAACTTTCAATGGACAGGCCGATTTTGGTCGTCGCGTAACATGCACTATCAGCCGCAATGGCGATCTTGCCTATCGCACATACTTACAGGTTACACTTCCTGAGATTAATCAGATGATGCTTCCAGCAGGTGTCAAACAAGTTTATCAGCGAGGCCCAATTGTTGGCGATGTATTGATGAAGGCCAAGACGGTCAACGGTGTACTCACAGCCGACCCGAACAACGTCGTCGTGACCGACTCGACGCAGGTCGGCGGCGCGTACGACGTTGGCCAAAATAGTTCTATCGGCGGCCCGAACTTCATCGACCTTGGTCGTGCTAACGGCCTCGTCGGCGCGGCAGGCAACATGCAACTCGGTTCTGCCCCACAGAATCTTGGTGACAACTATGGCGTCTATGCCCGCTGGCTTGATTTCCCTGGTGAGCAGATGATTTCTATGGTTGAAGTTGAAATTGGTGGTCAGCGTATTGATCGTCAATATGGTGACTGGATGCACATCTGGAATCAACTCACTCTTACATCTGAACAACAGCGTGGTTACTACAAGATGGTTGGTAACACCACTCAGCTTACCTTCATTACTGATCCATCTTTCGCTAACGTAGATGGCCCTTGCGCTACTACTGCACCAACTCAGGTCTGTGCTCCTCGCAATGCTCTTCCTGAGACCACTCTTTACGTTCCATTCCAGTTCTGGTACTGCCGTAACCCAGGTCTTGCTTTACCATTAATTGCTCTTCAGTACCACGAGATTAAGATTAATCTTGATCTTCGTCCAATTGATGAGTGCTTATGGGCTGTCTCTTCACTTAACTGCCCCAAGGCTCCACAAACTCCAACTAAAGTTGCCACTGCCTACCAGCAGTCACTTGTTGCTGCTTCACTCTATGTTGACTATGTTTTCCTTGACACTGATGAGCGTCGCCGTATGGCTCAAAATCCCCACGAGTACCTCATTGAGCAGCTCCAGTTCACTGGTGATGAGTCTGTTGGTTCTTCATCTAATAAGATTAAGCTCAACTTCAATCACCCTTGCAAAGAGCTTATCTGGGTTGTTCAGCCTGATGCCAATGTTGACTACTGTGCATCCCTTATTTGCGGAACCCACCTTTTCGCTGTTCTTGGTGCTCAGCCATTCAATTACACTGATGCTATTGACTCACTTCCAAATGCTGTTCACTCCTTCGGTGGTCCTGGCTCAATCCTTGGCTCACAGAATTTCATTGATGCTAATGGTCTCTTTGATGAGGCTGGTGCAGCTGATGCTCTTCTCTGGCCTGGCTGGACCTACTCTGCTCCCAACTTCAACTGGAGTGCAGGCAGTGGACCAAATGCCGACTTTGAATCAGCAGTCTCTGATGCTGGTACATTCGTCCTTACTGAAACATCCCTTGACATGCACTGCTGGGGTGAGAATCCCGTTGTTACTGCTAAGCTCCAGCTTAATGGCCAAGATCGCTTCTCAGAGCGTGAGGGTACCTACTTCGACCTTGTTCAGCCCTACCAGCACCACACCCGTTCCCCTGACACTTGTATCAATGTCTACTCCTTCGCCCTCCGGCCCGAGGAGCACCAGCCATCAGGAACCTGCAATTTCTCACGCATTGACAATGCTACCCTCCAGCTTGTTCTTTCCAATGCCACTGTTGGCGGTACCAACACTGCTAAAGTCCGCGTTTACGCCACTAACTACAATGTCCTCCGTATCATGTCTGGTATGGGTGGTCTTGCCTACTCTAACTAAATTATTAGGATTATTATTATTATTTCCTAGAGTAAAAGCATAAGATTATATTTAAATTTTAAATATAATCTATATATATATAAATGGGTAGACGTACAACTAGAAGAAGACACCGAACCAGAAGAAGAAGAGCTGGAGATATAGCGAATGTTCAACCCCCAGCTCAACCATTATTACAAAATCAAGTCCAACCTCTATCAACTATTAAACCAGTAACAGCAAAACCAGTTGTTGCCCAGCCAGTAGTACCAGCAAAGATTAAACCATTAAGAAAATGGTGGGACCCACGACGCTACCTTGGAATGGGTGGTACTAAAAAACGCAGATCAAGAGTACGTAGACGTACCAGAAAACATTAAAAAAATTTCTTACGTTATATTAATGAGAAAAACATTAAAAAGAAAAAAAATAAAACAAATTAAAGGAGGAGCAAATAATCAAGATATACCTTATGTAATTGGAGAAAGAATGGAAGATGTTATTGCTAATCCGATGGGTTTAGCAAAGAATTTATTTAAAATTTATAGTATGCCAGTTAATCCGCGTTTTTGGAAAGGTGTAGTTCAAGTAGGTCAACATATTGTCAACACACCTATATCATTTTCTCTCTCAACTAATCCTATAAATAGTTATAATCCTAATCTACCAAACTTATCTCCTATTATAGATAGTAATCAAATTGCTTTAGCTAAACAAAAAATTAAAAATGCTCGCCTTAAAACTACTGCTGCCACTATTAATACATTAAAGCATGTATCTAGACGCCCAATCAACTATAATACTAAAACTAGACGCAAATACAGAGTTTAATATGCTATATTTATTTAATAAATTACTTAAATATACCATAATTTTATAAAATATTATGACAGCAACCCCACCCCCTCCTGAACCGTCAGATGAAGTAGAAACATTTACTTTTCAAGCAGAAATTAATCAATTAATGTCACTAATCATTAATACTTTTTATTCTAATAAGGAAATTTTTCTAAGAGAATTAATTTCTAATTCCTCAGATGCATTAGATAAAATTCGCCATCAATCATTAACTGATCGAGATGCTTTAAATAAAGATCAAGAGCTTTATATTAAAATCACTCCAGATTCAAATAATAATACTTTAACAATTATGGATTCAGGTATAGGAATGACTAAAAATGATATGATAACAAATTTAGGTACTATTGCACAATCTGGAACAAAATCATTTATGGAAGCTATGAAATCTGGGACAGATATTAATATGATTGGTCAATTTGGTGTTGGATTTTATTCAGCTTATCTTGTTGCGGATAAAGTAGTTGTTCATTCTAAAAATAATGATGATGAACAGTATAAATGGGAATCGAGTGCAGGTGGATCCTTTACTGTAACTAAAGACAACAGTACATTAGATAGAGGTACCCAAATTGTATGCTATCTCAAAGAAGACATGACTGAATTTCTGGATGAAAAGCGCTTAAAAGATTTAATTAAAAAATATAGTGAGTTTATTAATTATCCTATTAGTTTACAGATTGAAAAGACAATTGAAAAAGAAGTAGAAGATAATGAAGATAATGAAGATAATGAAGAAACTGACGAACCTAAAATAGAAGAGTGCGAGGAGTCTAGTGAAAAACCAAAGAAAAAAGTTACTGAGGTTGTTAAAGAATGGGAACTAGTTAATAAACAGAAACCAATCTGGACAAAGAATACAAATGATATTACTAAAGAAGAATATGCTAGTTTTTATAAAGCATTATCTAATGACTGGGAAGATCCATTAACCCATAAACACTTTCAAGTAGAAGGTCAACTAGAATTTACTTGACTTTTATTTATTCCAAAACGTGCTCCATTCGATCTATTTGAAACAAAACGTAAGGGTGGACAATTAAAACTATATGTACGTAGAGTTTTTATTATGGATGATTGCGAGGAACTTATACCAGAGTGGCTTAATTTTATTAAAGGAGTAGTAGATTCAGAAGATCTACCACTAAATATTTCCAGAGAAACTCTACAACAAAACAAAATTCTTAAAGTAATAAGAAAAAATATTGTTAAGAAATGTATTGAATTATTTACCGAGCTTCAAGAAGAAAAGACAGAATATAAATCATTTTACGAGCAATTTAGTAAAAATATTAAATTAGGAATTCATGAAGATAGTGCTAATAGAGATAAATTATCTCAGTTACTTATGTATTATTCATCTAAAAGTGATAATGAAATGGTAACTTTCAA